CAGCATCAATAGTAAAAGGATTAAGAACTTGAATTTTAGCCATATTAACGACCTTTCGATTTAGGATTACGACCACGTAGATAACCCTCAGAATCACGAGGGGGGTGAAGAAAATCATACAAACGAGTACCAAAAGATTCACCGTCAGAATTAGATTTTGCAGAATTACGAACAATTTCAGGAAGATTAAGTACCTTAGACCAATCGCCTTTAAGAGAACGTAAAGGTAACTCTTCATTAATAGCAGAAGTTTCAGCTTTAAGATGCATAATACGTGGTAAAACTTCACTTATTTGGGCAGATGTGAGACCAGCCTTAGCAAGTGATTCCTTAGTATTAGCCTCAGTAAGACGACCTTGAAGATTAAGCTGGTCTATCTCTTTGAGAACCTTATTATACTGAACAGAATTGAGAGAAGCTTGAGAAAGTACATGTTGAATAGATGGAGCATATGTAGTAGTACGCTCGCGAGTTTCAGCAGCCTGAGCAGAAGCTAGCTCAGTATCAGCAATAGATTTTGCTGTATCAGCTTTAGTTTTAGCAGTAGTAGCTTGAGTAAGCTCAACAGCACTTGACTTAGTTTTAGAATTAGATATAATATCACCAGCATCACCAGTAAATGAACTTTGTGAAGCAGTAGAACCGGAAGGTGTAGATGCACCTCCATGCATATAAGCAAGCATGGGATTAAGTCCAGCAGCTTCCATATCTTTCATAGCACGTTGATAAGCAGTATTAGACATATATTCTTGCCATTGACGATTTTTCTTAGCCTCTTTACGAGCAGAAGAATTACCAAGGAGAGAACCTCCAATACTAGCAGCGGCACCAATAACAGCAGGCCAAACCATAATAATATCCTTAGAAATGGTCAATTAAGCCGGGAACAGAGTACATAGGCAGAGCACGAGTAGTCTCAATATCCATATAAACGTCAAGCAAAAATTGAGGTTGAGAAGGAACAGCAACAACACGATTGACAGGAGGGGTGTCCTGTATAAAAGCATCATTAAGGACAGGTAAAGCAGTAAATCGTTGAGCAAGATGCCAAATATCAAGAGGACTAGCAGTAGTAGATTTAAACTGACCAGTAATCATAGATGGAAAATAACGATATTCAGCCCAACGCTCTTGATAACCAAATGCAGCGTCATCTTGGGCAACATTACCAGTAATATAAATTTCTTTATTAAGAACTGCCTGTTCGCCAAGCATGGCGAATTCAGGCATGTAAAAATCGTATCGAGTAAGACGAGACCATAATTTACGTAGACCTTGCTGATAAGTTAAATCAGCACGAATAGCTACCAAACCAAGTATATAACCATGCTCAAGAACAGAATACCGGAAACCGTTGTTACGAGTGAGAAGAGTACCCATAGCAGCAAGCTGACCGAGTGGAGTAGTAGTGCCAGAAGCACCAGTGGCTTGCGTCTGTGCAATAGGGTTAATATTAACGGGTGTAGAACCACCGCCAAGGTATTCAGGTCTTTGGAGGCGATAATCTTGGGGACGAACACCCCAATGAGCTTGGAGCATTTCTGAATAACGTGTACCACCACGGGCATCCCTTTCAAGAAGTTTTTGAATTTGGAAAGCAGTACGGAATTGAGTGACATTAGCAGCAACAGCAGCAGATAAGTCAGCATAGAGACCTGTAGTTGAACCAAAAACAAGATTAATAGAATCAGCAGTATTATTAGCAGATAATTTAGTATTAGGACTACCAACAGTCTGAGATTGCATAGTACGTTCACCAGCAGCACCACCAGTAAAGGTAGGCGCGACACCAGTAGTTAGAACAGGAGCAGTAGAACCAAGAGGGAGATTGACACCAGCACCCTTTTGAGCAAAGGGTAAGGCAGAAGTAAAATAATCCTTACGCTTACCACGACGTAAGAGATTATAATTAGTATAAAGGTCAGGACCATCATTAATTTGCTGATGGGCAGAATTTTGGAGGTTTTCATCTCGAAACCACTCATTCCAAATACGATTATAAGCACGTAAAGGTAAAGCATTATGAGAAATAGTTAGACCACCAGTAATCTGACCAACAGTAGGTAAACCCATATAATCAAAAATGGTATTAGGTGTATAACCTCCAGCAGGAGAAACCATTTGAGGAACAGTAAAACTAATAGAATCACCGGGATTCGTTTGTTCACCATTCATCTTAACCCAATTAGGCCAAATAATACGAGCAGGAACAAAGAAATAAAAAGTATCAGCGTAAAGGTTATCCATAACTGGTACAAGAGGAGTAGCAAGGCGACCAAAAATAGTAGCCTTAAAATCAAATACATCACCGGGGAGAGCCTCATCAATGAAAAAAGGAATAAGAAAACCACTATTAATAGTGGTCTTATGAGAAGTTTGCCTATCAAACTTTGAGCGAGGTATATCCGCCCGGGGAATCATAGCAAACTGATGCTGGTTTACAGACTTATTTTGAAACATAGAGCCTCCTAGAGAGAAAAAAAACCCCCGGTTAAGGGGGTACCATAGACTACGCCAAATTAACGAGCGTAGAAGCTTCGACAATCAAGATGGGAACAGGTGGAGAAGACGTCTCATTGATATCGTCAATATCATTAAGAACAACACCAGTTTGGTCATCAAGGTCAAAAAGGCGATAAAGAGCAAAATCATCAGGATATTTGCCATGCTGAGACTCAGGGTTTTTTAACGATTCAGTAAAAGAACGTTCAGCAGTACCACGAGTAACAGAAGGAAAAGCTTGACCAAATAACTTAGCTTTTTTATCGAAAACAGCAAAATATGAAATACGCATAATAGTAAAAACCTTTATAGAATTAAAAAAATGAATATATTAAAGAGCTAACTCGAAAGAATGAACTTTAGCCTTAAGAGCAAGAACTTGGTTATAAACTTCATTATGATATTCTTTAAGCTTTTCAGAATTAGCAGCATTATTAGTCTGACGACGAGCAGACTCAGAAAGTAAATGAAGACCTGAAACAATCATATCACGTTCATCTTTAGACAATTTAGCAACTTGAGTAGTAGACATAATTTAAACCTTTCGTTTTAATTGAGAAATAGCGGCTTTAGTAACAATCTCTTTAGTAATAAGCCGCTGAGGTGTATTATCAGGCCAATTAGCTTCCATGTCAAGAACTCTTTTAGATTTAATTTCATCTAAAGAAACAGGATTAACACGAGAATATAACTTATCATAATAACGAGGAGGCTTAGACTTAGTACCATTAATGACGACCTCGTCATGAGGATATACATCAGACTGGAATTTAGTTAACCAACCAGCACCAATTCCGGGCTTAAGGGACATACGGTTAAATTCAGGATTTCTAACAAACATCTCACCAGTATCAGTATCTACAGACTTATAAGAAGATTCAGCAGCAGCACCAGTTTGTTTCTTCAAAATATAACGAGCAACATAAGCGGCAGATTCAAAAGTCACTCCGCCAATAGAAGAAAAACCAAACGGCCATAGACGCTCAAGAGTGGGAGAAGTATAAAGCTTAAAACCAGTAGGGGAACGAGAGTGTAGAACTTTATCGTCAAAGTCAACACCAAACAATATAGCATGAAAATGAGGACGACCAAATTGTCCTCCATATTCTCCGGCCATATAATAGCGCACAGAGTTAGGCTCAATGTGCTTACGCAAACGCTTAAGAAACTTTTGGAAGTGGTCATAATGAAGCCCATTATCAAAAGGTAAATGTTCAGGAGAGTAAGTAAGAGTAATGAAAGAATTAGAAGTGTGGAGCTTAGATTCATGTAGACAACGAACAGCCCATTGACGAGAACGCTCAAGACGACAGCCAACACATTGACCACAAGGAACCTTAAAAGACCATATTGGGGCATCAGCCCCAAGGATTACAACGCCCGAAGACGAGCGTTGAGCCTTAAGGGGATGATAGCAAGGCATTATAGACGCCACCCACCACGTTGAGGCGGCGGCGCAACATTCGCAGCCTTAGTAAACTGGGTAGATTTACGAAACTTGCGGGCAGATTTGCCCTTGTTAACACGAGAACGACGCATAATAGACTCCTTAATAAAATTGCCAAGACGGCAATAAGAACATTATCAAAAAAAAACCCCCTTGTAAAGAGGGGGTATAAACGGTGAACATAGTGTCACCTAGCACAGTTACATCAAGTAGAGGACTGTGCACCGGCGTTAACAGCGCCGGGAGACGTATCCGGAGCGCCACCATTAGCAGGGGGCGCAAGACCGTCAGTAGGAATAAAACCAAGGCGTATAGCCTCTTCACGGTTTTCTTCGAGCTGAACAAATTGAAGCATTTTACCAGCGTCGTTATCAAAACGAGCGCGGATTTCTGCAGGATATTCCATAAACATACCATCAGCAGCGTCTAAGAATTGACGAGCAGCATGATAATCAGAAGGAAGGCCTGAATAATCAGCATATTCAGGAACAGAATTACCATAAGGTAACTCATGAGTAATACCAAATTGTTTAACAATATAATTAATATCGGATGTAACTAAATCATCTTGCTTTGTAAGAGATAACTCACCATCAGGAGCTTGAAAGCCATTAGCAAGAGAATGCTCGTCAGCATCAATAGTAAAAGGATTAAGAACTTGAATTTTAGCCATATTAACGACCTTTCGATTTAGGATTACGACCACGTAGATAACCCTCAGAATCACGAGGGGGGTGAAGAAAATCATACAAACGAGTACCAAAAGATTCACCGTCAGAATTAGATTTTGCAGAATTACGAACAATTTCAGGAAGATTAAGTACCTTAGACCAATCGCCTTTAAGAGAACGTAAAGGTAACTCTTCATTAATAGCAGAAGTTTCAGCTTTAAGATGCATAATACGTGGTAAAACTTCACTTATTTGGGCAGATGTGAGACCAGCCTTAGCAAGTGATTCCTTAGTATTAGCCTCAGTAAGACGACCTTGAAGATTAAGCTGGTCTATCTCTTTGAGAACCTTATTATACTGAACAGAATTGAGAGAAGCTTGAGAAAGTACATGTTGAATAGATGGAGCATATGTAGTAGTACGCTCGCGAGTTTCAGCAGCCTGAGCAGAAGCTAGCTCAGTATCAGCAATAGATTTTGCTGTATCAGCTTTAGTTTTAGCAGTAGTAGCTTGAGTAAGCTCAACAGCACTTGACTTAGTTTTAGAATTAGATATAATATCACCAGCATCACC